TAAAAAAGATGCTGAATTTCAATATATTTAGAATGTCAAACAAAAAAAATAAGAAAGTTCTGATAATGGCATTCATCGACAAAGATGTGGTCGATGCCCATAGCATGAAAATCAACGCAATCATCCTTTTTCTCGCCAAGTTTCTCTTTTAAGGCTTCCAAGTTGGCGTTGAGGTTCTTCTGCCGTTTCTCCAAACCTTTCTGTAACCTTTTGTTGTTATCAGCCATACCGCTGTCCTCCAACACTTCCAAAGAGCGTTCCACGTCTTGAAGTTCCTGCTCGCATATCTCCAGCATGGTCTGCTCGGATTGCGGTATCTTGGAAAACTGGTCGTGCGTGAGAATGATGCAATCCCAGTTGTTATTCTTGATTTTAGAGAACAATTCCTGTCGGTTGGCAGGTGTGAAGTCCTCTTTTCCCGGATAAAGAAGTTTTGCGGTCGGATATGCCTTGCGGAAACAGTCCGCAATCTCGTGTACGTTGGCTTTCAAGCCGATAATGAGCGGCTTCTGTGTCATGCCCAAACGCTTCATTTCATAAGCCGCCACACACATTACCATTGTCTTGCCTGCACCGACTGCGTGCCAGCATACGCCACCGCCATTCTGCTTAATCATCCAGATTGCATCCTTTTGTGAGGGATAGAGGTCATCGTATGGGAACTGCTCAAAAGAGAGGTTGGGGAATGTCTGTACCGAACCGTCATAATGAGGACGGACGTAGCAATTAAAGCGTTCGTTATACAGGCGTACCAATTCATCACGCACGGCGATAGGTTGGCAATCCAACCATTCGTTGAACTTGCGGCGTATCTCCTGTATCTTCGTGGATGCCGCTTGTATGGCTTCTTCATCGGGTACACGGATACTTTCACCGTTGCGCATTATCTCTTTGGTGATTTCCGGAACCGTATCGTGCAGGGCGTGGACGAACAGGGCTTCCCCACTATAGCTTCCAATCGAATAGACATTATAGGCAATGGGGGAATGGCCTTGCAAAGAGACAATATAGGTGTCATTCACATCAAAATACATCACTGTTGTGTTTACCCCGAACAGGTCTTTGGCAAAGGAAGCGTAAATACTTGCCGGAATCCAACGCTCACCCATATTGAAGTCAAGTTCTTCATACGGAATAAGTTCGGGGGTAGCATCTTCCAAAGCCTCGACAGATGTAGCCGCCCATTTTTGAGCGTTGCCTGTCAGGTCAGCAAGAACAGTACATATCTCCTTACATTTCTCCACGACATTACCTGCAAGGAATTTGCCTTTGTTCTCCCAACAATCCGTCAAAGGATTGTAGAATATCTCACCGGCAAGGGCTTCTGTCAGTTCTGTTTCGGTCTGTCCGGTTGTCTGTACAAGATAGTCCATATTGACCGAACCGTAATAGTTAAGGCTGCTTGCCAATGCTTCTACCGGTGTCAGTTGAATGGAAGTATCTATTTTCTTGAATGCAACAGGCTCGTGCATGATGTCGGCTTTACAGATATCCTTTCCGAGTTGCATTTCAATCGTGAATACTTCCATGCCCAGACTATCCCAAGAGAAAAACTCCTTGTTGTCGTTGTGGTGGAAAAAGCCCCACTTGCGCACATAAGTATCATAGTGTTTGTTGAGTTGTTCCCTTAGCTTCGGATATTCGGCCAGTTCCTCGCTTTCTTTGGTTGTCAGTTCAAAGTAGGCTTCACGGATAGGAAAATAATCGTTGGCACGCTCTATGTTTATTCGGGAGACTTTTAAAGGTACGAATGTAACGGTCATGTCGGAAAAACAGTTTGCCTGTTTGTAGCGGAGTGTGCCAAGTTGGTTTTCAAAGAGTACCAACGTGCCGTTTTTCATCCACTTATGCAACGTGCCTGTGTACGTGCGTTTTTCCCTGTTGGGTTGTGCCGCCTTGTTGGTATTAAAGCAATCAAAAAGAGACATTTGTATGCCGCCAATGCCTTTGTTCGGTGTGGCAAACAGGTTCTTTCTGAAAAAACGCTCAAAGTCGGCTTTCAGCATGGAGGAAAGGGTTTGTTGCAAATCGGCTTCCTCTCCCTGCCAGCGGTATTTGCGCACATATTCCCCATATTGGTTGGTTTGTATGCGACTTTCTGTAAACAAGGCGGTTTTTGGTAAAGTAAACAATTTATTGGCATGTCCGGTATATTGGTCACTACCCGGCACGATTTCTCGGGTTGTTTCCATGAACAGCTTTTCACGGTCTGTAAGCGTTACCTTACGGCCGCTCTTTTGGAATATCAACAGGTCGCTGCCTACTTCAATGCCGCTTGTCTGCATGAACAGGCTATCAGGCAAACGTAATGCCGTAATCAGATTGCAACGGTGTACAAGATAGTCACGCACGAATTGGTTGCCTTGTGTGTCAGCGATACCTCTTGATGTGACGAAAGCCAATATGCCGCCCTCGTTCAGTTTCTCAACGGCTTTCACGAAGAAATAGTTATGGATGGTCTTGGAAGCCTGTGCATAGATGCCGCCTTTTTTGCTAAAAGTATTGTCGAACACACGGAAGTCGCCAAACGGTATGTTGGAAGCGATTACGTCAAAGCGGTTGTGTTCCGTCTCTTGGCTGTCAATCGTTTCAAATCCTTCGATGAATACCTGTGTGTCGGGATGCAGGGCGGACAATACAAGTCCGGTAAGCAGGTCTTTCTCAAAAGCCGTCCGATGTGTAGCCATATCTCCGACTGGTAGGAAACCGCCGATACCGGCGGACGGTTCTAAGAATGTGCCCATTTTAAGGTCGTTTGCCGTGAAAGTGTCTTTGATTTGCTTGGCTACGGCTTGAATAAGGAATGTCGGGGTATAAAAAGCTGTCAATACGGACGATTTCAGACTTTGCAGGAGTTGCCTGTAAAGTGTTTCATTCCCTTTTGCCGCTTTTGACAGGACGGAGAGCAAGCGTTTAACGGCTTCCTGCATGGTGTCGGGTATGGGGGTGCCCGTTCCGATACTCAATACTTCCTTGATACCTCCGCAGCCTGTAAACTTGGATAATGTCTCACGCTCTGCGGTGGTCGCATTTCTGCGTTTCTCGTGAATGGCAAGGGCTGTGCTTATCGCTTCGATATTGCCCTCTAATGCTTTTAACTTGTTGTAACTCATACGTGTATATTTAACCTTTTGTTTAATATTTCCCTTTCTTCGGGCTGGTTGTTGCAACCTGCCGGGAATTATTTTTCTGCCCCGAAAAGGTGACGGGGAAATACGGGCAAATCTGACGAGGGAAATACGCTCGAACTTGTGAGAGGAAGATTTCGTGAAGGCATCCACGGCACAGCCGGATTTGACAAGTCTTGACACCGGACGTTACCTTTGCGGAAAAATAAATCCGGGCCGGGTGGAATCACGCTCAAAAAGGCAATCTTGATTGTCACGTTATTAGAGGATAGGGAGAGTTTATAAAAGGAGCCATTTCGGGTAAAAGTGGAAGGGAAGCCGCTCTTGGAGCGGATGGTAAAAAAGGGAATGAGTGGATTATAACAGGAAATTGAGGCGCAGGGCTGACCAAAAGAAAAGGCTCTGTGCAAATCATACACAAAACCTTTTCATTGATTAAAACAGATTGACAACCGGCATACCTCGCTGCTTGGCTCTTTTGAAAGTGTAGTATGTGCCACCTTTGGGAACTCCGTCAAAGTAGGCTATCAAGTGGCCGGAACATGACAGCATATAGTCGTTTCTCCGAAGGAAACAGTCATCAGCATAGCTTTCTGCAAGTATGACAACTTCATCCGCTTTGGCAAGAGCATTACGATAGCGTTCCTTATTATAAGGTGTGAATTTTTCACATTGCCCACGATAAGGCACGGTTGCAACCAATGTAATGTCGGAATATACTTCTTTCATGGATAAAGCCGTTTCTGCGGCAAGCAGGTCGAAGCCCATCGCCATGCCACAGTAAAATATGCGGATGCCTCGATTGTAATGTGCCAATATCACTGTCCTTAATGCTTTCCGAAGCGAAGGTACTTTATCGTAGGGTATGGAACGGTGGCCGGTAAGTGCCACTGCCATTACTTGATTATGTGAATTGGTTTGTTTCATTGTACACTCAATAGGTAGTTTTAATACTCTTTGATTGATTCTATATATTCTCTTGCCAGTTCTTCTACCGCAGCATACGGGTCTTTTTTATCTGCAATATCTTTCACATGAACCATGAAATTGTCTATTTCTCATATACAATTTTCATCGGTATATACTTGGCAATAATAGCCACCTACATTTTCCTCACAATCAGGATAAAATGTTACATATACTTGCGCTCCTTTTAATGTTCTTGCTGTTACCATATATTTTATTTTAATTATTGACTGGTTATAAAGCTGGAATTATGCCGCTTGCTATCAATATACCTCCTTTATAAAGTTCAATCGTGCCTGGCACAAATCCCATTTTTCCAAAAGCAATGTTACGGATATAGGCTTTGTATTCATCCGCTTTAAAGTTTTGTCCGGTCAGATTATTGAATATCATAGAGATAGATATGTTGTCGTCAGACCAAAGAATCATTTTTTGACCTTGCCTTATTTCCTCGATGCAACTTTCCTTTGGAGGATTTCTATTCGATATTACCTTCATCATCTTCATTCTTTGGGTTGTACCTACAAAAATCTACTATCAATAACCGTTCATCCATGTATTTGGAAGGGTCTGAGGCAAGGCGTTGCTTCAGCCAAAAATGTTGTCTGCCGTATCCATAAGCAAAGAACTTGTCAAAATCCGTGGTTTCAGACAATTTTGTAACAACAGCTTGAAAACCAGCTTTGTCTGTTGCAAATACAGCATGGTTTACCAGTTCAACCAATAAGTTGGGAATTTGTGCGTCCCATACGTTAATAAGATTTTCAAATGTCACATTCATAGCGTCTCAATTAGATATTATAAAAAACGATACAATCTTCCACTTCGGTTGCCTTGCCGAATAGTGGGTCTTTGGTATAATAAGGTGGCATACCGCCTTGCACGCTGTCTGCAATGGGGCATACCAGTTCGATACACCGATTACGCAATAGGTTGTCAATCATTTTAATCTCTTTGTCTTTCAGTCCTGTGGCGTCTCCGTTAGCCATGTAAGGCAATGCCCATGTGGGTACTCTTTCGATACTTCGTTCCATATAGCTTTTTTTTAAGTTAATACTATTATTTTCTCAATGCCTGACTTGTTTTCCCTACGTTACTTTTCAGTTCCGCAGGTCGGCATATCAGACTTTTTAAGGCATCCCCTGAATGAAGCCATTGATGGAATAAGGCAAGCCCGGATATGAAAATCAACCATGCAATAGTCTATTTTCATCATACGAGCAACGTGTGGCTTGCTATTTCCGGGCTTCATTCTAATTTCGCCGCACGAAAAGTGATGTGCCGGCTTGCGAGCCAAAAGAGCAATATGCTTCTTTATAGTGGTACAATGGGAATCAATATGATATAACAGGGAGGATTGGTTAAAAAAAGAGAGTATGCGTAAATGTATCTGTTGAACATAAAAAAACGGCCGAAGCCGTTTTTGAAAGGAGAAACTGCTGTTAAGCAGCTTTCTTGGCTTTCTTCTTTTTTGAAGCGACAGGAGCTTTTTCTTCTTCTTTCTCCACCGGCTCATAGAAGTCGGTGACTGCCATGATGATACGGTTATGTTTGACACCTTGCTGGTCAGTCCATTCGTCGGGTTTGAAAAATCCCTTGACTGTAATGTTTTTGCCTTTCTTCAACAACTCAAAAGAAGTGCTGTCATTTTTACGCCAGGCTTCCACGTAAATGAAAGATGACACATATTCTTCTCCGTTTTGCTCCTTGCGGCTTACTGCCAGTGGGAAGCGTGCTACGCTTGCTGTTGTAAACTGACGGATTTCTGCATCCTTACCAACGAAACCTGTTACTGCGAATGAATTTTCTACTACTTTCTTCATAATTCTATTTTTTAGAAGTTAAACAATTAATTTTTATGATGCTATCGGATATTGCAGGTATAGGGCGGCACCAAGGATAGCACGCAAATACGCTATATTTTTCACGCAGTAGAAAAATGTCGGAAGATTTTCGTGTATGTCATTGGTCAGAACGGAGTGACCCGTAGATGCTTCGGCATCGCTGCATTATATCTTTGCATCTGAAAAATATTGTGACTTCGCCATCAAAAAGAGATTGACGAAGGGAGGGCGAAGAAAATAGCAGTAATAGTCGGAAAGGAAGCTGAAGTATGCTAATAACCGCACGTGGCTCTATCCATGAGGTAAAGGAGCAAATCAGAATGGAAACTTCATTATGAAATGAAGGAACCGTGAAAATCAGCAATCACATAGGCATTGTTGATATAAAGTAATACTCATTGGGATATAGATAACGTAAGGCTGACTATAAAAAGTGGAGAAACGATATTGCCGGCAGTTTCAGTAGCCTATCGGTTGGATAGAAGAAGGAAAAAGCTGTTAAACAAGGAAAAAGTTATCAGAAGGTTACTTTTCCTGTCAAAAAAGACTTTGGCTGTCTTTGGGAAAAAGGATTGCGGTGAAACCTTTTATAACAGGAATGTATGTAAACAGATGATATATAAGAAGAAAAACAAATGGAATAAGTTAAAAAAGGTGGATTGGAATACGCTGTTTCTGCGTATCTTTGCAAATGGAAGCGTAACATTATAAGAACGAACTATGACCTTCCAAAAGAAAAGGCATAACGTGCCTATAAAGCGTATCAATAACAAAGAAGATAGAGAATGGAAAAACTGATTATATGGATTGTCCTATTGGTGTTCTTTTACCTGATGAACAGGATAAGCACATGGAAAAAGAGAGCGGCTACGGCCTTTCTGGTGGTGGGGCAACGTGCGACAACAAAGGAGGAACGCAAATGGGGGTATCGTAATGCGCTGCGTGCAGGGGAACAGAAAGCGGAAAGATTCTATGTATATTCAGATATATAGAATATAAAAACAAAACACAAGAAAAATGCAATTATTGCACAATATATCAATGTATATCAGGTTTTTATAAAAAGAATGTAGAATTGCATTTATTGTTGATTTTAGCCATCGATAGTCTTATTTACAGTTTTTATGTTACTATTTTGTTGTGCAAAAAAGCACCTGTTTTCGATTAAAATCACTATCTTTGTAGAAGAAGAAAATAAGCAATTCAAGTATATGGCTCGTACCAAGAAAATAGAATCAACCCCTGTACGCATCCGGTTCAAGGAACTGGAAAATGGAAACAAGTCTATCTATCTCGATATTTACTACGAGAAGAAGAGGCGGTATGAGTTTCTGAAATTGTACCTTATCCCAGAGAATTCCTCGGAAGCAAGAAAGCAAAACAAGCATACAATGAAAGCTGCTGATGCAATAAGGGCACAACGTATTCTTGAAATATCGAACAACAGAACACCCGTAACCATTTCAGAAAAGGCAAAGGTTTTACTGGTTGATTGGGTAAACGAGTATAAGAACAGAAGTATTCAACAAGGAAAGACATCATCAGAAAACCATGTGCATTCAGCCTTAAAACAATTGCGGAAATACAATGCCAAAGCTCGTTTGTGCGATGTGGATAAGGATTTCTTGGATGGCTTTGTTGAATTTATGAAAGGGCAAAAAGCAAGACGTACCAAAGCTCCTTTTGCCAAAAAGACCATATCCAATTATCTTGGGGTTATCATTACAGCCTTGAATATGGCAGTTGATGATGATGTGTTGTCTGTAAATCCCGGATTGGCTATTGACAGGAAAGCCATTTGCGGTGAAGAAACTCCACGCGAGTATCTGACTATTGATGAAGTCCGCAAGCTCATAGAGGCGGATGCACCAAGAGCAGATGTGAAAATTGCATTTTTGTTTTCCTGTTTCTGTGGATTACGGTTAAGTGATGTCCGTGCCTTGCAATGGAAAAAAATCATTGAAGATAACGGGAATATTCATATGGAGTTGCGACAAAAGAAAACTGGTCGGATGCTGTACTTGCCACTCAACAAGCAAGCGCAAGCCTATCTGCCTCACACTAAGAGAAGTGCTGAAGATTATGTATTTTCTCTGCCTTGCACTTCTACCATTGATTTACAGTTGAAGAAGTGGGCCAAAAATGCAGGAATCAATAAAAAACTGACCTATCACATGAGTCGGCATACTTTTGCAACAATGGAGCTTACCATGGGGGCAGATTTATACACAACTAGTCAGTTACTTGGTCATGCCGATGTGGAAACAACACAAGTTTATGCGAAAATCATAGATGCTAAAAAAGAAGCCGCTGTATTACTAATAGATTCTCTATTCTAATATTTATAGTCAAACAGAAATATATTGCAAATTTTGCATGTCGCAATTATCTGTGTATCAGTCATAGCAGAAAGAAATTTTTCGTAATTCAATTCTGTTTGACCACAACAATCTTATTTCTATTTTTAAATTATACAGTATGTATTGTTTAATTAAAAATACTGTGTATATTTGCATTTTGTAGAAACAGCCTCTTTATGTCTGTTTCTCAGAAAGCTATGTTATCCATTATTGTATAGTAACATTAATCAAGATAACAAAATGCAATTAATCTTTTCATGAATAATAGTACAACAAAGGTATATGGCACGTACGAAAAAGCAAGTTAAAGTAAAGGAACCTGTCCGTTTACGTTTTAATGAACTCAAAGATGGCAGGAAGTCCATCTATTTGGATATTTACTACAATGGCCGGAGAACTTACCAGTCATTGAAACTCTATCTTGTACCAGAAACGGATGTGTCGGCGCAAATCCAAAATGCCAACACACTCGCAATAGCCAATGCCATTAAGACCGAAAAAATTTTGGACCTGACCAACAAGATAGCAGGTATCACAGACCGTTCGTATAAAGCGAATATGCTTTTCACGGACTGGATGAAAGTTTATCGGCAAGATGTGGAAAAACGGGCTTCGGCATCTGCACTTATTTGGGTAGATCGGGTAACTAATGAATTGGAGAAGTACGACAACAGTGTTACCCTTGCAGAAATAGATAGGGATTATATTATGAGATTTCTCAGCCATTTACTAGATAGACCTGCACTCACACGTGACCATAACCAACTGGCCAAAAATACGGTTTTCCTCTACCTCGCTTATATACGGGCTGCACTGAATTATGCAGTTAAGGAGAACCTGCTCCAGTCAAGCCCATTCAAGAAAATCAAACGGGATATGCTTTCAGATTCGGAAGCCAAACGTGAATATCTTACAGTAGAGGAAGTAAAACGCCTTATTGCAACTCCTTGCCGCCGGGATGATATGAAGGCTGCATTCTTGTTTTCCTGTTTCTGCGGTTTGCGCATCATGGACATCAAAAACTTGTGTTGGAAACATATCAGTAAAAACGGGAATAGGTGGCAGGTAGAGATACGCCAGTATAAAACCGGCGCATTGTTGTATTTGCCATTGAACATGAATGCCCGGAAATGGATGCCGGAACAAGGGGATGCTTCTTCTGAAGACCGCGTATTTCCCAAGTTGAGTATTTGGTATAAAAGCATACTTCGCGATTGGGCCACAGATGCCGGAATAGAAAAAAAATTCTCATTCCACGTGGCGAGGCATACGTTCGCAACGCTGGCCTTGACCGCAGGGGTTGACATCTATACGACAAGTCAATTATTGGGTCATGCCAATATCAGACACACTCAGAGGTACGCACAAATCATCAATTCTAAGAAAGACCATGCCGTCTCCCTTTTGGATGACGCATTTATCCAATAACTTAAAACAATAGATTTATGAAGCGTAACCGTAGAAATGATTGCCTTTTTTTAAAACAAGAGATTGGCAAACAAACCGCACAAAAGTGTCGGAAATGAACGTGATGAACTTTTTGCCTTGCTGAAGGAAGCCTCTTTTACTTATCGGAAGGAAGTTATCGGTGAGAGTAAATTGTATGAACTGTATGTGGAGGATTTTCTGAACGGTCATTATTATAGTGACCACCGGGATGCCGCCGGGAAAAACCGACATTGGAAAAACATCGGTATTCTCAGAGGAATACTGACAAAACGTAAAGACCTTGTGGAGCAATTCTTCTCCAATATACTTTTTGCTCCTAACCGCATGGATGAGTTGCTTCGTCTGTTCAACACGACGAAAGCATCCTCCGGTCTGAAAGAAGAACCGGATAAGCCACGCCCTGAAACGAACCTTCCTGCCTTGTCTTTGGGTAGCTTTTTGAATGACAATCAACTGAGCCTCATTGCGCATTGTGCTAATGAGGCTCAACTTTTCACTACCCCTGTGAATGCAGGCATATTGCGTTCTCTTTTGGAAGGCACGTTGCATCAGCCGTTGAAGTCTGCCAATAACCGGTTGGTAGCTTTTTTTTTCGACCGGTTATGTCACCACCGTCTCATTCTCGGACGTTGGGAACATCTGTTGGAACAGGCCGGTTCCATATTGGGTTCCAGAGACGGCCGTCCGCTCAAACACGGCCAGTATTCCAGTGCACTTAGTCTTGCCAAGAGCAATCCAAACAGTATGCAGGAGGTAATCAGCCAATGCGTACAAGCTGTCAGAGAAATGACAGAAAGAAACACAACGGATAACAAGTGACACAGAAAAGGATAACAGTTCGGATAACACTTCCGAACTGTTACTCTCCTTTTTACAAGCATTGAAAAACACATATCTACCTTTGCCCCGAAGCGATAAAGTTTCGGGGTATCACTCCCCCCATGTCTAACTCAAAAAAGAATACGAAATGAACCAACAAGAAGAAAGAAACTGTGTAGCGGTGTCCTGTTCATCGTGTTTCCTGAAGCTTAGTATGCTCCAGAAACAAACGGAGAAGATTGAAAATATGCTGTTTTGCATCAAGAAAACACTCAATTTCAAAGAAGCCTGCCTGTATATGGGGCTGTCAAAAAGCCAGTTGTACAAACTTGCCAAGAACGGGCATATCCCTCACTACAGACCGTCCGGCAAACTGCTATATTTTAACAAGCAGGAATTGGACGAATGGCTCTGCCGAAACCAGGTGGAAGAAACCGAAAAAAGCAGTCCAAAGGAGATGCCGGACAACATGAATGAATATGTTGAACCCAATAAACAATTTGCATCATGACAGAAACCGGATTCCTTGAAACACTTAAACGGGTAGAAGATGTGGCCGTCATTCTAACCCGAATGGAAGATATAAACGTAGTATTAGGCAAGATAACTACCATCGAAGCCTTCATTGACCGTTTTGGGACACTTGAAGCCTTGATTGAGCGTTTTGAAAGTGTAGAGAATCAGCTTTATTACTTGAAAGATATGCTGAACATTGATGAAGCCGCCAAATACCTGAATATCTCCAAAGGGCATATGTACCGGCTTACCTCCAACCGTGACATATCCTATACCAAGCCGAATGGCAAGAACATCTTCTTTGAAAGAAAGGAACTGGACGAATGGAAACGGCGCAACCCGGTTCCTTCACAAAGAGAACTGGAGAGGCAGGTGGCGATAATGACCGTCCATGACCACACCGATAAGTCTAACCATAAAAAGAAAGGGAGAAGACCATGACACCGACCAACCTGCTCCAGATAGGAAACGACATTGACCGTTCGGTTTATGAACAGATATTGCAATTCATCCGTCTGCGTGTTACCGAAACATACGCCTTTCCACCGGAAATCGTGCGTGTCGATGACATCACCATTGCAACGCTCGGAAATTTCAGTGCCTCAGTGGGAAAGCCCAAGAGCAAAAAGACCTTCAACATCACAGCTATCGTGGCTTCGGCCTTATCGGGCAAAAACGTATTGCGCTACAATGCGCATTTGCCGGAGGGTAAACACAAGGTGCTTTATGTAGATACGGAACAGAGCAAATGCCACTGCCACAAGGTGCTGGAACGCATCCTACGGCTGGCCGGGCTGCCTACTGACTGTGAAGCGGACAACCTTGAATTTTTCATGCTGCGGGAATACAGCCCCAAACAACGCCGACAGATTATCAACCATGCGTTGGCTTCCGACCCAGGTATCGGCTTTGTCGTCATTGACGGTATCCGTGACCTCCTGTATGACATCAACAGCCCCAGTGAGTCCGTTGATTTGATAAACGACCTCATGCGCTGGTCAAGTATGCACGACCTCCATATTCATACAGTATTACATCTGAACAAGGGAGATGACAATACAAGAGGGCATATCGGCACGGAACTGAACAACAAGGCGGAAACCATTCTGCAAATCACCAAGAGCCAGTTTGACGGTAATATCAGTGAAGTAAAAGCCATGCACATTCGTGAAAAGGAGTTTGAGCCGTTCGCTTTCCGCATCAATAACGATGCCTTGCCTGAACTGGTGGGAGAATACTCGTTTACACAAGAGCGTAAGGGCTTCTGCGAATCCATTTCCGATGCACAACACGCCCAGGCTCTCAGGCTGGCATTCAGCGAGGGGGACATAACCGGATACAGGCCGCTTATCAAAGCGCTCCAACAGGGATATATCGAAATCGGCTTCAAGCGTGGCCGGAACATCTGCATTGAACTGAACAAGTACCTGATGGGACGTGGCATTATCGTGAAACAGGATAAGAGCTACCATTACAATCCGAAGGTGCTGGAGTATAGCGGCTGTACCTCCGATAAAGAGGTTTAGTTTAACGTCGGTGTATATATAAGATAAACTTTATTAAACCCGAATAGAAACACAAAAGTTATTATGAACATAGCCCAGACCAAACAAATAGATATTGTGGACTTCTTGAAAGCAATCGGTTGTTTCCCTGCAAGGGAAACCGCTTGTGCGGCATGGTTCCGTGCCCCGTATAGGGAAGATATGACACCTTCATTCAAAGTCAATAAAAATCGGAATATCTGGTATGATTTCGATGCGCCCATATAGGCTACACAATAAATATCTCTATGGCAAGAGATTAGGTTAGAGTTCAACAGACCTATCCTCAACGACTTAGCTGGAGGAGAAATCCAAAGGTGACAAAAGCATGTCGGTAAAGTCATTAGTCAGCTAAATACCAAGCTGCGACTGCATGGCGAGAGGAAAAGACAGACACAAGGATGAAGCCTGATTGGTTGAACGATAGTTCTGCTGCACACGTACCAGCCCCGACGAAAGGTATTTGATTCACGTCGGGCTGAAGCACCCCATGTAAACCGAAATTACAATGGAGCAGGAGCTGGCTTCAGAGCAACCACAATAAGTGGAATAGGAACGTAAGTCGCATCCGACAGTCTGCCGAGCCAAACAGTTATTGTGAAAGCAAATGGGGATTCCCTAAATCAGAATGCCGTAAGGCTATGGGCATAGGACCCTGAATATCTGACATGGGAACGGAGCTTCCGTAGTAGTCCGAGCAAGGGAAAGCCTTGTAACATGGCGAAGGGAAGCAGTTAGATAACTTAATACAAATAATGGAAAATGTGTGAGACATTATGAGAAGTCCTGAGCAAGTATTAAAAGCTTTAAACAAGCATGGTAAAGTTTCGGATTACAAGTTCGAAAGGCTGTACCGTATCTTATTCAATGAGGAGATGTTTCATGTTGCTTACCAGCGTATTTACGCCAAACCAGGCAATATGACACCCGGTACGGATGGGAAAACCATCAATCGGATGAGTCTTCAAAGAATAAACAAAGTCATTGCATCTTTGAGAGATGAGTCTTACAAGCCTAATCCGGCAAAAAGGATATACATACCCAAGAAAAACGGTAAGAAAAGACCGCTTGGAATTCCTTCCTTTGAGGACAAACTTGTACAGGAGGTGGTGCGCATGATTCTTGAAGCCGTCTATGAAGAGGTGTTTGCAAACACCTCACATGGATTCAGACCAAACAGAAGCTGCCATACCGCATTGACCCATATCCAAAAGACATTTACAGGTACAAAATGGTTTGTGGAAGGAGACATTAAAGGATTCTTCGACAACATAGACCACAATGTATTGATTGCAACTTTGCGGAAACGGATTGCCGATGATAGATTTCTAAGGCTTATCCGCAAGTTGTTGAATGCGGGATATATTGAAGACTGGAAGTTTCATAATACAAACAAGGGAACTCCACAAGGCGGTAATATCAGTCCTATACTGGCAAACATTTATCTTGATAATTTTGACAAGTATATGGAAGAATACGCCCTACGCTTCAATAAGGGAAAAGAAAGACACATCACCAAAGAATACAAGCAACTTAGCGATAAGATGCAACGCATCCTTAAAAGCATCAAGAACATACAGGATGCAGATGTCAGATTACAGCTTAGGGATGAGTATGAGAAACTGAGACGTGAAAGGCAAAAGATTGAGAGCAGAGACAGTATGGATGAAACATACAGAAGGCTTCGATACGTAAGATACGCAGATGATTTCCTCATTGGTGTTATCGGAAGCAAGGCAGAGTGCGTTAAAATCAAGTCGGACATTACCAAGTATATGGAAGAAAACCTCAAGCTGGAACTGTCACAGGAAAAGACATTGATAACAAACGCACAAAAGCCCGCGAAATTTCTTGGCTTCGATGTTTCAGTCCGTAAGTCTGATGCTATCAAGCGGGACAAGAACAATGTGCCAGCCCGTTATTACAACGGTAAGATAGTCCTAAAGGTCGCCATAGAAACGGTGCGGAACAAACTGGAAGAATACAGCGCCATCAGATACAAGGTAGAAAATGGCCGACAAGTTTGGTTTGCAAAGTTCAGAGGCAATCTTATGAAGAAGAAAATCGAGGACATAGTGGCGGCATATAACTCTGAAATCAGAGGGTTCTACAACTACTACTGCATTGCCAACAACGTGGCATACGCGCTCTCAAAGTTTGGATACATCATGGAGTACAGTATGTACCATACCATTGCAGGAAAAACCAATAGCACTGTAAGCAAAGTCATTGACAAATATAAGGTTGGGAATGACATTATAGTGCCATATCAGGATGCAAAAGGTAAATTACGGTACAGGAAATTCTATAATGAGGGATTCAAACGTAAACCACCAATGTACTATACGGAGGTAAACGACTTATCCTACACAATCGCAATTCCACAGCCGACACTTACTGAGCGATTGGATGCGAGAACATGTGAATTATGTGGAAAAGTCGGACCTGTAGTCATGCGTCATGTCAGAAAGCTAAATCAGCTTAAAGGAAAAACTGAATGCGACAGGCTGATGCTTGAAAAGCATAGGAAGACATTGGTTGTCTGTGAAAAGTGTTATGCCAAAATACACAGCCATGCTAAATAAAGTCATGTTATCAACGGAGAGCCGTATGCGTGGAGACATGCAAGTACGGTTTGGGGGCAGGTACGGGAAAACCTACTGCCGAAAGGCAGTAAGGCGTTCTGTACCGAGCCTACGTTTAGGGAAAGGGGGCGGTATCATTGAACTGGCTGCACACCTGTATGCTACCGACCATGTACCTTACCTGCTGGAGCGGATTGCGGAACAGACACCGCATGTACACCCGGTATCTTTCTCTTTTGGCAAGCAGGACTCTTTCGGTCCGAGCTTCCAACAGCTGGAGATAGTACCGCTATCGTCTCCTGCCCTGCTTTCCTATTTACAAGGTAGAGGAATAAATCTGGAACTGGCAAAAAGAGAATGTAGTGAAGCCCGTTACACCCACAACGGCAAGCGTTACTTTGCCATCGCATTCCCTAACGGTTCGGGTGGGTTTGAGGTTCGTAACCCCTATTTCAAGGGCTGCATCGCCCCCAAGGAAATCTCCCACATCAGACAGTCGGGAAAAGCAAGGACTGCCTGCTATGTGTTCGAGGGTTTCATGGACTACCTTTCCTTTCTGACATTGAGACAAGAGAGCTGCCCAAATTATCCGGAATTGGACGGGCAGGACTATATTGTATTGAACTCCGTATCGAATGTGAACAAGGCTCTCTATCCGTTGGGCAATTACGAACGCATCCACTGCTTTTTCGACAACGACCATGCAGGAATGGAAGCACTCCGGCAAATCCGCATGGAATACGGCAGAGACCGGTACATCCGGGACGCTTCGCAGATTTACAGCGGATGCAAGGACTTGAACGAATACTTACAGAAACAGGTTGAAAGAAAAAGGCAGCTCCAGTCCGCCAAAGGGGTGCGCAGCCAATCACCGGAGAAGAAGAGCGGCTTCCGGTTATAGCCCACTATAACTACACGCTCCGCTTTCGTAGTTGTGGGCTCTCCCGAGGGGATTAGGGCTTTGCCCTAATGACCCACTCAGGGCGTTTCACCCCTGAGAACCCCGAGCAAAGAGTGACCCTCTCTTTGCAATCTCCGCTTATGGGTTACCCCTAAGAAATCTCGTGCAAATGAGAGCAGAGGCAAACTTGCTTGACCTATGCCGAATGCAGCCGAGATTCATAAAATAACCCCTCTGCGAAAGCGAGCAAAGTAAATTAATTGTAAACAAAGAAAAGAAGCTATGGCAACAAAATCAAGCATACACATCAAGCCTTGCAACATCGCATCGAGCGAGGCACACAACCGAAGGACTGCCGAGTATATGCGTAATATCGGGGAGTCCAGAATCTATGTCGTTCCCGAACTTTCCACCGATAACGAACAGTGGATAAATCCCGACTTCGGCACTCCCGAACTGCGAACTCATTATGACAATATCAAGCAAATGGTCAAGAACAAAACCGGACGTGCCATGCAGGAAAAGGAAAGGGAACGCAAGGGAAAGAATGGAAGGATTATCAAAGTGGCGGGATGTTCACCCATCCGTGAAGGAGTATTGCTTATCAGACCGGACACCACACTGGCTGATGTACGCAAATTCGGTGAAGAGTGCCAAAGACGCTGGGGTATCACTCCACTACAGATTTTCCTGCACAAAGACGAAGGGCATTGGCTGAACGGTCAGCCGGAAGCGGAAGATAAAGAGAGCTTTCAAGTCGGTAACAGATGGTTCAAACCAAATTATCATGCTCATGTCGTATTCGACTGGATGAACCATGAAACCGGAAAGAGCCGAAAGCTCAATGACGAGGATATGGCAACCATGCAGACCCTTGCTTCCGATATTCTCCTGATGGAACGTGGACAGGCAAAAGCTGTCACTGGTAAAGAGCATCTGGAACGGAACGATTTCATCATAAAAAAACAGAAAGCCGAACTGCAACGTATAGAGGAAACCAAACGACACAAGGAGCAACAGGTAAGCCTTGCCGAACAGGAACTCAAACAGGTAAAAGCTGAGATACGCACGGACAAACTAAAGAAAACAGCCACCAATGCTGCTACCGCCATAGCAAGCGGTGTAGGTTCTCTTTTCGGAAGCGGTAAGCTGAAAGAACTGGAACATCACATCGAGCAGCTACATCAGGAAATTACCAAACGGGACAAAGCTACTGATGAATTAAAAATTCAGATACAACAAATACAGGAGCAGCATGGCAGACAAATTCGTAATCTTCAAGGAATACATAATCAAGAACTTGAAGCCAAAGACAAGGAAATTTCACGGTTGAACACCATTCTCGAAAAAGCATTTTGCTGGTTCCCATTGCTCAAAGAAATGCTGAGAATGGAAAAATTATGTTATGTCATTGGCTTTACCAAGGGGATGGTTGCTTCTCTTTTATACAAAAGGGAAGCAATCAGATGTAGCGGAAAAATCTATTCCGAAGAATATAGACAGAGATTTGAAACAAAAAATGCCACATTCAAAATTGAGCAAAGTTTGATTGATAAGAACAAATTGATGCTGACTATAAACCAACAGCCAATCAGCGAATGGTTCAAGGAACAATGGGAGAAATTACAGCAGAATCTGCGTAACTCGGTGCAGAGAGAACAAAAATCCAGAGGATTCAGGATGTAATCTGATAGTATTTGATTGGATTTCAATAAAATTACGTATCTTTGCAAGCGGATTGAGACAACTCTGTTGTAGATACTAATTGAAAAGTGCGCCAATATTCCAGTTGAAAATTGCGCCACCATAGGATAAGTATAATGACCT